CTTGAGCCTTGATATTGGCAACGCCAAGGTTCTTACCCTCCTGGCAGATGGCTCTGACAAAGCCAGGGCGGTCTTTAGTTACCTTTAACGCAAGGGCGCCGTCAATGCCTCTGCCAAATGCAATCTCAACCTCAACTGCAACAGCGCAGCCATCTATATCTGCTCGCTTTGCTTGGGCGCCGATAGCGTAATTGCCACGATTATCTTTAGATTTAGTTACATGATCGATTGTAAGAATTGCAGCATTATGCAGCCGCAGTGGGCGCAGAACCTCTTGGCTAAATGCAGTGGCATCCTTATTTTTCTCTAAATCTAATCCCATTACATTCATTGCCGCATTTACACCATCGACAACGATAAGTGAGGGCTTATATTGGTCGATTTTGGTCAGCAAAGCCTCCCTAGAGCCTTCAGTAAGGGGTTCGCTAGGGTTACTATACAGAAAAGATTTAAAGTGGCTTAAATCGGCTCCTAGCGTTTTTAGCCTATTGTAGATTCCTCTAACTGAATCCTCGAAGTCTAAATAGAAAACAAAATTACCTTTATCTAACTCCTGCCTAACTGCCTCAAGTGCTATCCAAGTTTTACCTGATTCAGATTCGCCAAAGAGTGCGTTGATCTTGCCAGCGTAGAAAATATTGTGGCCATCAGCCCTGCGCAAGATGCTTGGCTCTGGCTCATCAAAGATGTTATCGGCATTGATTAATTCAGGAATCCAAGATGAGGTTGTTGGTTCCTCATTCTCATCACGCAGTTGAACTAATGATGGTGAGTGAGTTGTAACTGTTTGTAATGTAGTTAGTTCGGGGGCTTTGCCGTAGCCCTGGCTTCGCAAGGCACTGGCAGCCGCCGAGAAGTTGCCTTGGTGTTCTAATGTGGCAAAGGCAGCGAACTTTGAGTAAGAGTGTTCTGATTCAAATATTGTTGAGGTGGTAAAGACATAGAGATTATCTTTGCCATTAAAGTTTGTGGTGGCGCTGATGCCTTCATTCTTTCCTGGTCTGCGCCAGGCAGTTGCTTCACCTTTAGTGTAAACCTTGCTCCAACCAAGGGGAGTAAGTATTTGATCCCAAGTAACTTTAGAGTTGTAATCATCTCCTGGCAGTGCCAGGTTTACCTCACGGCTTTTTACCTCTTGCGCTATGTTTTCAATCTTAGGCATCTCATCAAAGCATCTAAAGATTGAGAACAGTGCTTCGCGTTCTGCAAATGTAAGAGTAGGAATTGTGGCAATCGAGCCAGAAAGAATATTCCAAGATTCACCTGATGGGTGGCAGGTTCCCCCTGATGGAGCCAGAATTACAAAGCCGCCTTCACCTCTTGTTTCGCAAAGGACATCAACGCCACCATTTTCACCTGGTCTGCGAGCAAGTTTTTGATTACCAGGAACTTGCGCATCTGATATTTTGTAGAGCCAATGGATTCCACCTGAAGGAGTAACTTCGCAGTAGCCTTCTTGAATCTTTTGCCAGATGTGTCCTAACCCTGAGTTCTCAGCCATTTCTTTAGCCTGAATATGTATCTGGGCTGCAACTGCTCTACCTTCAAGTTCTAACATCTCTAAGTTGCCTGATACTGCTCCGCAGATAGCGCCAACACCTTGCTGAGTGCCTTGCGCAAACCAATCAATTAACTCTTGAGTTGTTGGCCTGTTATCTTGATACTTACGCCAAGAAAATGGTGCTGGTTTCTTTGTGCCATCGGTTGCAACAGGAACTACTGAAATGTTCTCTTTGGCAAGTTGAAGGGCTGCTAGATAAATATCGTTCATCGGCAATTAACACAATACTTGATACTGCGACGATTTTTTCTAGTCACAAAGAAAGGGGCATCACATTGATAGCAGTTAAATAATATAAATGACTTTTTATTCTTTCTGCTTTTAATTGGTGATTTTAGTTTTAACATTACTGCCCCCTTTTAGATATAAATGGTGTTATTTTAATTCTTAGATCATCAGTATCTACCCAATTTTCATCGTAACCTGCCTCATTTAGTAGAATCATTTACTGCCCCCACTAATCGTTTTACAATCCATTCAACAACAGGCACGGCTACCGCGTTGCCCATTTGTTTATAGCGGTGTTGATCAGCCTGACCACTAGTCCAATCATCAGGAAAGCCTTGCAACCTTTCGCATTCAACAGGAGTTAAACGGCGAACGACACTAAATTCATTACCAATTACACCTACACCATGCCTAGATTGATTGCTTGCAGTTAATGTATAACTTGCCTCATTCTCACCTAAAAATCCTGAACCATTCGGGCCAGCAGTTTCTTTTCTGCCAACCATTGCGCCGTGCATTGGATAAGCAACAACCATTTGCATTTGATTTTTATCAGGCATTCTTTGTTCATTAGATTTAACAGTTAAAGTTGATGCAACTTGAGTACCATCCCACCAACTTAAAGTTAATGGAACATCATAAATTAATTCTGATTGATCAGATTGTTCAACGCCTGTATCAATGCTTTCGGTAAAATCTTTTCTCTTTTTTCTGCTCTTGCTAAAATGCCCGATGCTGCTTTCGGTGAGAGCCAATATTTGCGCAGGTGTTCGCCCTGAATCTCTAGCACATCCGACAATAAACACTCTACGCCGTCGTTGGGGAACTCCGAAGTACTGAGCGTCAAGAACTCTATATGCGACCCCATACCTGCGCTCAACCAGCGCCCCGATGACGGCTCCCATATCTGCTCCTGCGTTTGATGAGAGCAATCCAACAACATTTTCGAGGATAAAGTACCGCGCTTTCGTTTCATCCAATAGCCGCACGATTTCGTAGAACAATCCTGATCTATTTCCATCAAGACCTGCTCGTTTACCTGCAACGGACAAGTCCTGGCAAGGGAATCCTCCTGTAATGATTCCATTCTCAGGATCAAATCCTGCATTGATAAGTTGTTCACCTGTTACCCCCTTTATATCGTTAAACAGTTTTGAATTTGGAAATTGTTTTGCAAGTATTGATGATGCTTTTTGATCTATCTCAACGCTAGCCACAACTTTTACTCCATTGCGTTCTAGCGCTAAGTCAAATCCACCTACACCTGCAAATAAAGATACTGCTGTTAATTCTTTCATTGACCACCCCAACCAGAGCCTTTAAATATTGCAGGGGCTGGAAAGTAAACTCTATTCATTTGTGAATTACATTTCTCACAAATTGCATCTTTGTTTTCATCATTCATACTTTTTTGCAATTCAAAATTTGCATCACATTTTTTACAATAGAAATCATAGAGTGGCACTACAAACCCCCGATCCGAGTTGAAATTTATGGTGCAAGCGTTGGAATCGAACCAACTTTTCCCCCAGGAAAGCCGCCAGGCGCTTGCTATCTTGGCAGTTAAAAGGAAGGTTAAAACCGCCAAGAATTATTTATGCTTTAGTTGCTCCTAATTGAGCAAGTAGTGCTGCAACTTCAGGTGTAATGGTGCCATTCGCCGCAGGCACAGCCGATGCTTGCGCAGCAGCAGGAGCAGGGGCTGAACCTAAATAAGCATTTGCTTTTGCAAGAGCAGCCGCATCAGTAGTTGCATCTAATAAAATCCAAGGAGCAGATTTACCAGGCTTTGCAGTTCCCTGCCCAATTCGGGCTAGAACCTTTTGACCTATCTTTTGTTTTAAAGAGTTGCGTAGTGCAACATTGAAAAATAAAACGCCGTCGTAATTTTTATTGGTATCAAGATTTACCAAAGATACTTCAACTGCCTCGGCGTCGCCGTGAATTGTTTTGATGCCTGTTTTGTAATCAGTTGGAGTGATTATTAATAACTGCCCTGCTAAGTCTGCAACCTTTGGGCCGTTTTCGCTCATTGATGGTGCTGAGAAGGTCATTCTCTTTCCCCACTTTCTTTTTGGTTTGTGTTTTGGTTTGGGTCTTGCATTTGTTGCTGATGAATTAGATTTGATTCTAATTCCTCCTTCAACTTTTTTAAATCATTTATTGTTGCTTCATCAAGGCTCATATTGTATCTCCAGCGCAAGCCACTGATTCATCCTTACTAAATGGTTGGAAATATGGGCAGTAATTACAAAGGCGGCTGCTCACCTTTGGAATTACTCCCCACATTGACGGAAACTGCTCAACATCTATTGAAGTGAGCAGCGCATATAAATTATCTAATCTTTCTAATGCGCCTAATGCCATTTTCTCATCATAATCATAAAGTTCAATGTGCATATCATCTATCGACCCTGATGTTGGTAAAAAGATTAAAGCAACTTGATTAACTAGCATTCCCTGTTGTGCTAAGCCATAACCATATAATTGAACTTGGATTTGTTGTTGAGATGTAGCACCACTGCTTCGGCGTTCTTTTAATCCTGAAGTGCCAGTTGTTTTCCAATCCATTACAATTCCACGAACTTCATCGTAGAGATCAACAGTGCCAGATAATCCGCCTCTGATTTGCACTTTTTGCTCTACCTGGAAACCTTCAATCTTTTCAAAGATTTGGGCTAAGTGTGAATGAATTGCAGTTCCAACTTGGGCAGCCCAGTTACCGCTACTGCCTTCGTTTATCTTTGGAATATCAATTAATTTATAGGCAAGTCTGCGTAAGCAATCGTGTCCTATTTCTGATGGGCCAATAGAAATTTGTTTACTTCTAGGTGTCCAAGTACCAGCATCAGTAATAATTTTAGCAATATCCATTGCCATTTGTTTACTTGGTTTATTGGGTGCTACTAAGTTATTCATCATCCTCGTAATCGTCATCGCCTTCCTCTGGCGTTATGGGGTTGAATGGTGGTAAGTCATCGAATGGTTCAGGGATGATTGTACTACTCATTATTTTGCTCCACTAATGCGAAACGCCTTGAATACGAAATAAGTTCTAAATTATTTAAAACATCTTGAGGCAAAATTTCTTTTGCTCTCTTAGTATCAAATCTGCGGCTCTCAACAAAACTCCACCGCACTACTGGTTTGTTTTCAAACAATCCAGTTTCAGCGTTGCCGAGTGCTTTTTCTATATGCGTTCTAGCAACATCAGCAACTTCTTGCCACTCTTTCAACTTGGCTAGAGCATTTTTGTAATTCTCTAGCCAGGCTGCGGTGTTGTTATCAAATGTAACAACATCTTGATTGGTTTCTATACTCACTTTACCCCCTTGAGTTTATTTACCAGTATTTATGCTTCTGCCATTTTGCCCACGCTCTGCAAGCACCGCCAGAACCATAATGCCTCCCTAGATATGCTAGGGCGGCTACCATTTGCGCTGCTGGATAATCTGAGCGTTTCATACCCAGATTATCCATAGTGCCATCCAATAGTTGGCCGATCCCCTCAGCCGAACTAACTGGATTTTTGGAATCATTCCAATTGCTTTCCTTTGCCATCAGTTGATCCCAACATTTAAAATCCTCTTTATTTAACAATTCTTTTGCTAGTTCCCTAGCATCGACTTGCTCAATCAATAGAGTTTTCTCAATTGGTATAGCCGCTTGAGGTGCAACTCCACTAACTATTAAAGAGGTTACTGCGCTAACCCCGATGATAAGCGCAATTCTTGCTGTAAGTTTTCTATATTCAGGTTTGATTGGATTGCTCCCTTCATTTTCATCTTTTTATAGCGGCGGATCATTTCCTTTACATAAGGTAGATTCACCTCTAATTCAGATGCTATGTGTTCTGGAGATTTTCCTTCATCGTACATTTTTCGAACATCCCTGGCTTTCCCTTTGCGTTCCACGAAAATAGATTGGTTTTTAAATAATCTTTTACGCATTTCGCTAGTTGTTCCACCCCAAATGCCGTGAAGTATTTTCTCCTTTATAGCGTATTCCAAGCATTCCTTTCTGTGAATACAGAGTGAGCAAATTGATTGCAACTCTGAGAGGCGCTCTGCCTCAGTTTTCTTTCCATCGGGAAAGAAAAAATCTTTATCATCCAACTTCGCACAAAGCGCGTTTGGAAATCTAGGGGAATTAGATATAAGTTCAAAATCGCTCATTTATTCGCAAGCCATTGAGTTAAATCTTGAATCACCCAAGATTTTTCTATTCCTGCATTACGGCGCTTAACAATTACATAAGCAGGCGGAGTAAAATCTAAATTCCTAGCCCTAGAGTAATTCTCTGCCTCAGTAATTGCCTCATCCCAAAAGGTAGGCAAGTCTAACTTTTTTCTATTCTTTAGTTCTAAAATATAAGTTGATCCAGAAATTACTACAACTAAATCACCCTCATCCTTCGCACCTGCCTTGGTCAGCCGCTCCGCGACGACACCAGCAGCGCGAAAGAATTTTAGAACTGCTGTTTCGAAAGCAGCACCTTTCCTACCATTTGGGTTTGCCATTATCTAACGATCTCCAATTTAGTTTTGTTTTTATTCTCAACTACTTGGATTATCTCTTTAGCCAAATCCAATAATTCTGTTTCACTTAATTTGGCAATCTTTAGTGCCATCGGCGGCAGATTTTTGCGAATGTTGTCCAAACGCATAGTTGCAAAATCATCACGCAAATCTGCGGCTGAGGCTTTTTTGATTTCGGCAAAATCTAATATATCGATCTCATCTGCAATATTTTCAATTAGATCAACGCAGGCTTCCTGCTCCTCTAAGTAAAGATAGTAAGAATCATCGGTAGAAATAAATACCTTGAACAACTCACTTAAACTATTTGTACTCATTTGCCTAGCGCCTTTTTCATTTTGATTCGTTCTCTTTCAGCAGCCTCTACCTGGCTTAAAACATCCTCTGATTCGCTTATCCCTAAACTGACTAGGTAAGCACCTATCAGGCTAATTAGGGCTGCGCCTATAACTATTCCGATCTCCATAAACCCCCCTTTTAAACCTAGGTTCCTAGGCTTGGCTTTATTGTGGCACACATAACCGACATTTGGCAGGGGCGACGCGTCAAGACACGCCGAAAGCCTGGATTCTTGGGGTACTTGACAGGATAGACAGGTGTCTATACATTTATCTTATTGGGCAAGGCGCCCTAAAGGAAGGCAAAACAATGAGATCAACACAAGAAATGTTAGATACCGCAACAAAAACTTACAATGGCAAAACAGGATGTGCTTGTGGATGCGGTGGAACTTACGCAGATGCAATTACACCAGAAGGTCAAAAACGGATTAAAAGAATGTTAAATGCCGATCCAGCCAAGGTTGTATTTATCCCTTTTAGTAATGGTGAAGGTTGTTTAGAAATTGAAAACCGCGATGGTACTAGAGTAACTAGAGTTTATGTAAAAGGTGCAAACTAATGAAACAAACAACACAAAAAGAAATAATCGAACACACAGATTGCGTTAGTTGTGGCAATTACACAACAGTTTTGGAGCAATCATTAGCAGTAAAAACAGGCAAAATGTTATGTGAGTTCTGCTTAGGTGCAAACTAATGCAAACCAAAACAGAAATGCGTTCATTAGTAAAAAATATGCGCAAGCAACTTCGATGGATCGAGGATGCAATTAAAGATGGAACTCAGGAGGATATTGATCAACTATCTGTTCAATTATCTGCAACTGCTTTATTGCTTGAAAGTGAGGCAAACTAATGCAACGCTCTAACAACTACTACAAAGTTCGCAGAGTAGTCAGGATAAGTTTCTGGCTATTATCGCTGGCCTTGATTTATTTCTTGGCAACTCATATTAACTACACTAGCGACGGCTATTGCTTTGGCTCAATGGATAAGTGCTACCTAGGGGAAGGTAAGTAAATGTATAAATACGCAAATGAACAAGGTGGCAAAGTTGCCACTTTAAAAATCTGTGATATGTGCAGAAAGTTTAACGCTATATGGTTTGTAACTTATGAACATCCAAACGCTGAAAAGTATTCAGTAAATGTTTGTGTGTTCTGCAAGAAAAAGAATGCTCAATGGGAGGTTCAATAATGGGAGCAATGAAAGCATTATTTACAGAAATACAGATGGATATGCTTGCCTCAGCCGAGGTTCTAATTGCTGCCAGCAATAGCAGTGATCCCGACGAAATGAGCAAGGCTATCTATACAAATATGAAAGTTCTAAATCCGCATCTAAAAACTTTATTAGGAGAGTAATGACTACGAAACCACAAAGATCAGTTCGAATTGCAGATGCAGTTTGGAAAAAAGTAAGAGCAAAAGCAGCCACTGAGGGCAAAACCGCCTCAGAGGTAATTAACGATTATCTAAAGGATTACATCAAGTGAAATTTCTTTGGGTAGTTCTTACAGCCCTGGTTGCAATCGGCAAGGGCAGGCGAGTATTGCTATGGGCGATCCTAGGCTGGTTTGGCGGTTGGGTCGCCTTTGGCTTGGTTCTACTCAGCCGCCAGCGCCCCCTGCGGCCAGTACCCCCTTGGATGCTGAATTTGGGGTATCAGAGCCAGGCTAAGCGAGCGGTAGCAGGGATCGACACGCCGAAGGATATTTTGGGCTAGGTACTTGACTAGATAGACAAATGTCTATACATTTATCTTATTGGGATACACCAGGTAGCCCACAAAAGGAAGGTAAGAAAATGATCGTAATAAATGCAAAGCCAGCAAGAAGTGAGTTCAAGGCACCTAAGTATGTTAAGCAAGTTGGAAACACTTGGGTTGAACTTACATTAGCAGATTGCCCTGATGACGGCGGAAAATATCAATTACTTTGTCGCAATCACGGATATTTAATTCAAGATAACAATAAGAGCAGACTTTGGAAATTTGCAAGTGAAGTAACTGAATGGTGCGCTGCTTGCCAAGGTACTGATCCAAGATACAACAAATAATTAAAAAAAGAAAAAACCCCTACCTCAGCCGACGGATGGCGAGGTAGGGGTTTTTTATTGGGCTAGTGCTAGCGCTATGCCCTGCTCCAAAGAAATCTTTGGCTCATAAATCATATTCATAAATCTTGGATTACCAACACGATACTCAACGCCAACTGGCGCGGTTGGATTAGTTTGAATTGGTGCTAAGTAACCAGCAGCGAGCATCATCATTTCTGCTAATTCAATAAAAGAAGTTGCTCTACCAGAACAGATATTCATAACCTCAACATCGTTAAGTACGGCTGCAAAGGTTGCTTCAACTACATCGTCAATATGTACAAAATCTCTTACTTGCGTACCAGTTCCCCAAACAGGAAATGGATTTACTTTTTGTCTAGCCCTAGCAACAAAAGATGGGAATGGATAATCTAAAGATTGATCATTACCATAACCTGAAAATGGTCTAAGTATTGTTACTTTTAAACCTTGATCTCTGGCATACTCAGCCAGCATTTCGCCAGTTAATTTACTCCAGCCATAACTTAGATCAGGGTTTTTAATCTGCGATAAATCAATATCTTGCTCACTTAATCTAACTTTATATTGTGCTTTTTGCAGCATTATTGGATAAGCAGCAGAGGATGAGAAGTAAACAATTCGCCCAGGGCGAGTTCGTAGCGCCCACTGAAATAGATCAGAATCAATCGCAAGGTCAGTGGCAACTGCCAGAGGGTTCCCTTCGATGGTGGCTCTGCCACCGACGACGGCGGCCAGATGAATTACTACATCAAAGTAAGTGTTATCGGCTGCAAAGAATTTGCGAGCATCTATGCCTGATTTAATATCAAAGCCAACTACATCATTATTTTTAGTATCTAAGGCTCGGTGGAATGCTCTACCTACAAAACCTTCATCGCCTGTAATTAAGATTTTCATTTGCAAATCCACATTTGATAATCATAAACATAATTCTTAAACTCTAAAAGATGAAATACCTGCGGCTCAAAGCCTGCTTTAATTAACATCTCTTTCATATCCTCAGAATCCCAGCCCCAATAATGCTCTAGGTTATAGTTATTACTTTCACCATTAGGAGTGCTTACAAATAAATAATTAGTTTTTTCTCTTATAGCGGTTAGAACTACATCAGGGTTATCTAAATGTTCTAAGGTTTCAGAACAGATAAACAAATCAACTTTAGGAATTTGATTTATAGTATTTTCAATAGCACCTGTAATTTCATAACCAGGGGCAAAATCGCCAATATACTTTTCATCAGATTCTAAAGAGTTAATAATTGTGGCATCACCAGCAGATAAATCAGCAATTGATTCATAACTGCCAAATTTCTTTAGTAAATCAATGCTGGTATTTACTCTAATTATATGATCGGCAAATTGTAAATGATTGTGTGGAACTGGATAAATGTTTTTTAAAGCATCATCCTCATAGGCTAATCGCAATCTTTGCCTCATTTTAATTTAGCGAGTAGCGTTTGGTATCGATCACTAGCAATATAATCATCATAGGCAATTTTATCGGCTGAATAAACTTCAGGAGCATTTACCCTGGCATAGTTTTCATCCATTGGCGCTTTGCCGTTGAAAGGGTGGCAATGCTCAATTATTACTTCAGGCATATACTTAATCTTGCCTAAATCTTGCCCTAGTTTTAACCAAAAGTTATCTAGGTATAAATGGCGTTGAGTATCAGGAACCATTCCGCCTAGGTGTCTAACTATTTCAGCCGACATTGCAACAGCAGTAGGCAGGCTTGCACCTTGAAATAAATCATTGCCATAAACAATATCTGAGCCTGAATAAAGTTGCTCAACAAATAATTCATCCCAGTTAGCAGTTCTTGGTCGATGATCATCACCCATAAAGGCAAAGTTATCGAATTGATGACTATATTCACGAGCAATAAAATTTAAAGGGTAAGCCATTCCTCTAGTGTTATTGTGAATCATTATTACTGATTCAAGCGGTAACTTTTGAGAATATTCACTGCGAGTTTCATCGCTAAAATCTACAATATAAAAACGCTTGGCTTTTGTATTTGTATCTATAAATGCTTGCTCTAGGGCAACAGCATTATCAGGCCGCCCCCTAGTTGGAATAAGAACTACTAAATCAGTTTCCGTCATTTGCTAACTCCCCTGCTATCGCAAAATAAGCAGCACCATCAATGTAATTATCAACCTTATAGGTTTCCATTGATCTTGCTACTTTGATCAGTGTGCAAATCATAGCGCTTTGCTCTGGTGTTATCTCGCATTCAAGGTAGGCAGATAGCAGCCCACTAATGCGATTGAAATTAACGGCAGGCGTTCCATAATCATCTTGCCTGTCGGTGTAAGTGAGTGCTTTCGCCTCATCTAAAATTTTCCCCCGATTCATAGGCTACTTTGAACCTAAGCCGTACTCTTGCTCTGTTTTATCTGCCCACTTAGCAAGTGGTGCAGTTATTCCGCCGATTAAAATTGCATATTGAGGAGCAAGATCAGCAGCGAGTGCAATTGCCATAGTTACGGCTGATGCTAGAACTGCTCTTGCGTAAGACTTAAATGCAGCAATTGTTTTAGGGCTTTTTAACTTAGCGATTAAATCTTTCATTAGTTCTCCTTCTTTGGTAATGGTTTTACTGCGGCTACTACTTTTTTTAGTTTGGTTACTTTTCCCATCCAAGAAAACCAAGGTGATGTGTCATTACCGAAGTTATCTTTGATAGAAATATGTATGTGCTTATTATGTTGATTAACTCCAGTATATTTGGCTTCACCATTCTTGGCTGACCAAATCTTACCAGTAAATATTAAATACTTAACTCTAGGGTCTGATTTTAATTTCTCGTATATCTCAAAGCAATCAATATCATTCTTAGGATCGTGCGTTAAATCAACTGCATAACCTGTATTGTGATCTGAGTTAGGGCTTTTACTTAGATGAGCAGCAGATGGTAGCAGCCCATCGCTGGCCTTCTTGCGCTTGGGTCTTAATGCCGTCGCTTGGCGCAATACAGCAATCGCAGCAGGTGTGGCTCTCTTGGCAACAGTTGTCATCGGTACTCATTTCTTTAATGCTTGCAGTACTAAGTCTGTCAAAAATTCTACTTTTTCGTCTAATTGATTGACTTTATCTTTTACACTTGAGCCACCATTGGGGCGAAGTTCAGATAAATAATGCTTTACTAAATGCCTTACGCCTATTGCCAGTGCGCCTACTAAAGTGGTTGTAGCAACGGCTAGTGATGCCCATTCGTTAGCGGTCATTTGGTAACAACTAACACTTGCATAGTTCCACTACCAGTTTCAGCAACTGCATAAATAGGGGATTCGTGATTATTAATAGTTAATTTGTCACCATTATCCATAAGGTATCCAGTAGAAGTAGTTACATTTGAAGCACCAATAAAAACTTTATGCTTCGCGTGGAGATAAACTCCCTCAGCAACACCATCACCTGCAACTAATAAAGTTGGGCTAGTGGTAACTGTTACTTGACTTGAACTTATAGGCATTTCTCTCCTTTAAATAAGCCCCGAATCCTCAATAGCATCGACGGCTTCATCGATACTTTTTACTACATCTGGAAAATCAAAAAGTGTCATTTGTTCTCCTTACAATAAATTTACTAATGATCTAGTTCTGCCACTTGCAAGTTGAGTATAAACTTGAGTAGTTGCAACCGATGAGTGCCTCATCAAATCTCTAACGGCTAATAAATCACCATTTGATTTTTCTAGCATATTGGTTGCAAAATAATGGCGGCAAGCGTGAAATGTTTTCTTTGGAATACCTAATCGCTTCATTTCCTCAGAACACAATTTAGTTAATCTATTTGGAGTAACTGACCAAATCTTACCTGGGGTTTCGTGCTTTAAAATTGTTTGTGCCACGATCTGCGCTACTGGTATTGATAGATCAGTTCCACCTTTGCCAGCAACTCTAAGAATGTAACCATCATCAACTTTTTCTAAATCAACCCCACGAAGGTTTGCAACCTCCATTGCTCGCAGGCCAGCCTTACAGCCCACAATGAACCAATCCCTCATAGGTAGATCAGCCCTAGTCATAACTAGTTCAGCCTCACCTGGAGTTAGTGGGTGAGGTAATCCTCGACCCTTGCGAACTGCTGGTAAATCAAGATCAGCCATATTATCTATCACGCCCATTTTGCGTAGAGCCTTAAAAATACTGCGAACTCTTGCTGCGTAGGTTCCTTTAGTAGAGGCTGCTTTAACTGTCATAATTAGCCGTTGTAAATCCTCGGTAGTTGCCGCTTGAGGATGAACATTTAAGCGTAATAACAAATTAAAATCATTGTTAAACATAGCCATCGAATAACCTTGGGTTTCATATCTATCCCTAAGTTTTTCTTTAATTATCTCTAATGGTATATGTTCCATATTTAGAACAATCTCAGAGGATTGTGCTAGTTAGTAAAGCGCTGCTATTTCCTCGGCAGTTAAACCAAGGGCTGCTAACTTAGCCTGAGCACTTGCCTTAGCCTCAGCCTTAGTTGCTTTGTCTAATTCTTCCTGAACCTTCTGTGCTGCGTACTCAGCAGCCATAGCCTCACGCTCTGCAATTTCTTCGGCTGTTAATGCAATCTCTTGCACCTCACCTGTTGAGCAATCTACTACGATTTTGTTAGTCATTTCATTTCTCCTTATGCGTTAGATATTCCATATAGATAAGCATTGCTGTATTGCACAAAATTTGAAGCATTGCTAGGTACTAATTTAATAGATGTTATTGCCGCAGTTTGTGACCAAAGAATTGCAATTAAGTCTTGATAATTCTGCGCTAAATTGTTTTCACTTACTGAATCAGAACTTACAGATTTAAAATTGTTTCCTGCATAATTTGGTATGTATATTTCAAATGAACCAAATGTACTAGCAGTAGCAGTTGCCGCAGGTATTGAACCAATATAAGTGCCATAAGAACCACTGTAAACACTAGTACCAGCAGACTCTAAAGTTTTATTATCAAAATTGCTAGCACTAGAATTTAAATTTATATTTAAAAATTCAGTAGTTTCACTTCTATTGCTTCTGCCAGATAGTTTTAACACTAAATCTGTATATGTAGAAGGTATAGAAGTAAATTCTATATTAGCCGCACCACCAGCCCCCACTGTTACGGATGAAATTAAAGTATATGTAGTTGCCATTATTCCGCCTTAATTCCGTAAAGTGTAAAGGTTGAGCCTGTATCAATATTTCCAGAATCAGCCGCTAAAGTAATAGAAGTTATAGCAGCAGTGTTGCGCCATAAACCTACCAACGCTTCTGCGCCTGGTGAGTTATTGGCGCTGGCTCTATTGGCACGACTAAGAAAAGTTTTATTAGTAGTAGTGTTTGAATAGTTTTGTATGTTAGTAATTACAACTGTTTCTAATGCCGTATTAGGTGCAACAAAACCTGCAATATAAGATGAAGTTACATTAGAACCCCTAGTAGATAATGCGCTTGTACCATTACCATACATAGTAGTATAAGAATAATTGCTACCTGTGTCAGAATTAAATCTTATATTTATAGATGCACCTGCTGCAGTTATATCTACATTGGAAATTAAAACCAAATCGGTATAACTACCACTAATTGTGCTAAAAGAAACTGTCGCCTGAGCACTACCTAAAGTAGTTGTCGCTATCTTTTCATAAGTTGCTGTCATTTAAGCACCTTTAATTCCGTATAGGGCAAGTTGCGAATTTTCAGCAATACTGCCAGTAGGGTAATAAAATTTTATAGAAGTAATTGCGGCTGTATTGCGCCAAGCACCGCTTGTAAAAATAACTAAGCCGCTACCGTTTTGATCTTGACCAGTTAAAATTCTTGCAGTTGTAAATTTATTGGTATTTGTATAATCTAAAATATCTATAACACCTGCACCAAAACGATTGGCAGTACTTGAAGCACCAGTAGTTCTAAGTGTATCTATGTAATCGGCTGGCACTCCACTGGAAGTGGCAGCAGAACCACCATCACCGTAAACGAAATGCCAATTATAGTTATTTCCAGTATCGCTATTAAATTGCATATAAAGATCAATGTCGCTAGTACTAGCAGTACATCTAGCAATACCTCTAATTTGTAAATGTGTATAGGTAGAAGGTATTGAACTAAATATTATATTTGAAGTTCCACCTGAGCCAACAGTTGTAGTAGCAATAGACTCATAAGCGGTTGCGGGGGCTGTTAATCTGGATGATGCAAAAATTCCAAGTATTGGCATTAGGCAATATCGCCCACTACTAACCAAGAATTTGCTGCTAGTTTAAGGCAAGTTGCGGCTGAGTTCGCTACTCTTAATTTAGGAGCAACTGCGGAAGCACCTGTTGAAATAATTGTAGTTGTTCCTGGTGTAACTGCTTTAATATCAGGCTGACCTGCACCAGTTACCCACACAAAATTTATAGTTGTTCCTATTGCAAAATCAAAAGTTGCATCAGTTGGAATTGAGAATGATTTAGTAGTAGCAGCATTCATTGAGAATAATTTACCCTCATCGCCGCTAGCAATTGTGTAATTATCAGTTTTAGTAACATAAGGAGTATTAATATTTAGAGTAACAGTTCCAGAGGTTCCGCCACCTGATAAACCTGCTCCAGCAGTTACACCTTCAATATCACCTGTTGCACCTGATGCAACCCAGGCTGAGCCTGTGTAATACCACAAACTATTATTATCTTTGGTGTAAGCAAATTGCCCCTCTTGCGGTGAGGTAATTGCGGAATTTCTTGCGGCTTCACTTGCAAAAACTAAAATTCCTTGCATTAAATAGCCATTTACATCACTGGCTGTTAAAACATCTCCAGTATTAAAAGTTTTAAAACCTAATCCTGCTGCCATTATTGCTCCTTAATTAATAACTTAGAATACCTGAACCAAGTTTACCCTGTGAGGTGGTGCTGTCAAGGATAAATGCCTGGATTAGTGGTTCTGAAGTTAGTATCTTTGTGGTGAATATGTTATTGGTTATATCGTGTTGAACGCCTTGAACGAATAGTTCTTTGGTGATTGTAGAACCCCCAGGAACTGTTTTTGTTACATTGACTAAATCAAAGATTTCTAGTTTTAGTCCAGCAACAATTTTAGAGGTAGCAGCCGCATCATCAAGATTTATAGTCATTGAATCTATGCGATCAGTAGTATCTTTTCGGGCTACTAGCAGGGTTTGAGCCTGATCTAGTGCCTCAGCATCAGTTTGAACCAAGATTCCATCTCGCTTGCCTGAGTGAAGGAAGTAAGTATCTATCGAGGTTTGATCAAAAACATTTTGGCTAGTACCATTTAGGCGAGTAACAGTTACATCATTTACTAGCAAGGTGTCATCATTGGCAAATTCAATCTGGTTATAGGTAATACCTGAACCATCATCTGCAAAAACAGTTGGGGTTTCATCGGCTTTTTTACTAACAGTATCTCTTGATAAAAAGGTAGCGTTACCTTCAGCATCAATAAAGAAGCCACCAAACTCTGAGGATTCTACTAATTGAATTGCAGTTAATAAATCTCTATTAGCCGTTCCTGGGTCTGCCTGTAATGTGCTATCGCCAGCATCTATATCTCTTTGAGATGAAGGCCAACTTACAACATCTAGTAAAGCATTCATTCTTGCTCCACTTAATTGCGGTGAACCTGCTCCTGCAACTGTATCAATTAAATTTGAATTTAATAATCTAAAACCATCAACGCATTGTAAAGTAATTTTAGAGGTATCCTCTATGCCTACTCCATAGGTGCTATTGTAAGAAATAATATAGCCTGAATAAAGATAATAGCGATCAATTCCGCCACCATCATCATAATCTGCATAGATACGAATTTTGCGAAGTGGTAGCAATTTGCCATAGTAGGGCGAGGATGTGTTCTCGGCTGACCAATCGCCATTATCATCGGCTAAAACTACTGTTGCAACTCCAGCCTCAAATTTATTAAGGATTCGGTTTCTACCTCTGCGAATACTAATTTGCAAAGCAATATCTGAAACATCTACGACATCGCCTGGCGCATCTGCCAAGATACCTGTTCCAAGTGGAGTAGAAATATCTCCCAAAATAAGAGGGTTACCGAAGGCTGGGCCGTTGGCGAAGTCAATCGAAACACCTACAACTGGTAAACCTGGCATTACAAATTCACTACACTATTTGTGATTACTCTACCTGAAGTTTGACCTGCCAAAATTCCATTTCTAACATACTCAGTTAGATCAGAGGCTGAGGTTACACTGCCGTTTACAGTGATGTTTACAGTAGTTCCCATTCCACTCATTTTGTTTAATGGAATAACTGCTTCAGGGCCAGCCTCACCAATTATTGCAGAGGTTGCCTTAGTTACAATTCCGCCTTCTGCCATAAAAGTTGGAATGCCGCTATACCCACCGATATTTTTAGCAGCAGGTCTAGGTAGAGGTGGGATACCACTGTATCCGCCTACATTTTTCTGAGGTATTTTCAAAGGTGGAATACCACTGTATCCGCCAATATTTTTATCAGCAGGTTTTACTGGCTCGAATTGTCGTTCCATCTCTTTAATTATTGGCTTTATAGGAAGTTCTACTTCAGGAAGTGTAACTGCTGTTTTTGCTGCTAACGCTTTTAGATACTTATTTAATGCTTCAAGCGCTGCTTCCCAACCTTTAGCCGCAAGTAATCCTTCAAAATCCCAACCATCTATTTCAGGAACATTTAAAACATTTCCAACATACTTTAGAACTTCAGTAGTTGTTATTCCCCATTTTTTAGCAAGAGTTTCTACTTCATAACTAGTTACTTTATTATCTGCGATAACAGTTAAAATATCAGCATAGCGCTGAGAGGCGATTCCAAGTCTTTCAGTTGCTTCATAATTAGCAAGCAGGCGATCATACATTTCTCTTTGTTTAAGATTTTGTTCTTTAAGAAGGTTTAATCTAACTGCCTCAAGTTGAATAGGATCAATTTCAGATGTAGGAACAACACCCATTGATTTTAATTTATTCAAGGCTTCTTGGCTTGCAAGTTGTTTCTTTTGCTCAGCAGTTAGTTTTACAGTATTGCCTAAAGTTCTGCCAGTAGCAACTGTTGTTTTAGCAGAACTCTTTGCTATCTCAGTTGTTGTTTTCTTTGTTGTATCAAGAACTTTATTATTCTTAGTTAATTGCTTATATGAAATCAAAGCGGCAGTTGTAAATACTGCTAATGCTCCTGCTGCGGCTAGTGCTGAGGCACCGCCTGTTGCGAAAGCGGTGGCTGTTCCTGCTGCGGTGGCTGCTGCTGCCTGCCTGCCAAAAGCCGCAGTTAGAATGTTTATAGCACCTGTAATAGCAACAATACCAGCATAAACTTTAGCAGCAGCAAAAGTGCTAACTAATAATGCACCTAAAACTTTAATAGTTCCAATATTGCGACTAATAGCAGCAAATAAATTAGTTACATTTTCAATTAAAATAGGAACTTGAGTTAAGATTGTTTCTAATCCAGCAGCAAGCCTATCCTTATTAGCATTGATCCAAGCCTCTAATTGAGGCAAAACTTTAGTTGAGATTACATTAGCAAATTGTTCAATTACAGGAAGTAGTGCATAACCTAAAGTTTCTAAAATTTCGCCATAGGCAATACCTAAACCTATTAATCTAAACTCTAAAGTTTTTGCACGAACATCAGCCTGATCTTTAAAAGTATCATTTAAAACGCCAAGAGCCTTATTAAAATCTTTTGTTTTAATTGTATTAGCATCTAATGGAATACCAAGGCGAGTTAATGCGCCTAGGTTCCCATTTACTGCCTTACTCAATGCTAAGGAAACAGTTTGTAAATCTTTACCTGTTCCAGCGCTAATATTAAGAGCAGTGCCAAGTAATTGCTGAGCAGAGGTAACATCACCAGTGGCGCGAGCAAGGGTAGCCAGCGCAGGCCTCAACTGGTCATCGGCAACATTAACTTCTTTTTGTAGCAAAGTTATGTATTGCTCAGTACTAGCAATAGCAGCATCTGTTGCGCCAACAGTATTTCTTAAAGTAGAAGCAAGTAACGCTTGGCTCTTTTGGTCATCCATAGCAGCACGAACTGCATCAACGCCAACCTTAGTTGCAAAAGCAGCAGAAGCGGCAGCAGCAACTCCAAATGCTTTAACACTTCTTTTAGCAAATTTATCAAATTGCTTGCCAAGAGTTGTTATATCTTTTTGAGCCTGCTTAGAACCTTTAGCGGAATATTGGGTGATAATCCGAGCAATAATTGCGCCAGTTGCCACTTTAACTCCTACCATTCAAATTAGTTTGTAATGTTTTTTTAGCATCCTCTAGGGCTGCTGAAACTCGTCTTTGGATTGCATCTTTATCTTTATCAACAACTGCCCAAATAAGGCGTGAGGCTTTACCAAATGAGTTGCTTAAATATCTAACAAATTGATTTTTTGATGCAGTGCCACGCCTACCTGCAACTTCAAATATTGCACCAGCCGCGCTCTTATTAATCAAAGCACCTGCGCTAGTGGTGTAATCACCGCGAACTTTACCTTGCGATTTGCTTTTGGTTATGCCTGCTTGGATCGTGGAAACATCCCAGGCTGGCCAGCCAGCGCCACCGCGAGTTCTTGGATTAGCGGCTGGGGTTTTGCGCCAGCCGCGCATCGGTGTTCCATAAACAGGATTAGTAAATTGAACAACTAAGTTATCTGCTGATCGCTCAGCCCTAGTTAATTCATCATTAATTACTTTATTGAATTTTCTCGCTGCTGCCTTATCAAATTGTTTTAACGCATCAACAGTTTCTTTGATACCAGTTAGAACAATAATTTCATCAGCCATTTTTATTTTGCCTTTGCTTTTTCTTTTAGATAGGCGAGCATTGCTTCTAAGATGCCGTCAGGGGCATCTAATAAATCATTAGGTGAAATTCCGAACTCCACCGCAAGTGTTGCTATTGTAAAAGTTAGGCTGTTGCGGTGGATTCTGAATTTGGGTCTGAAATCATTTCGACGGATTCAAGCGTATCTAAAAATTCTGGGCCGAAAGGTTTTACAACTCGCCCATTATCTTTTAATGATTGCCAAGCAAGAAAATAGATATGTTCCATTTTCTGATCCTCAGCAAATAATTTTGCTAATCCTTTACCGAACTTTTGCTCAAAAGCAACGATGGTGCGTGGGCGTAGTGAAAATACGCTATCTACACCATCGTTAGTTTTGATCTTTAGTGATAATCCATCCATTTTATTTCCCCCTTATTAGTTATGTGGTTGTTTTTGTTATTGCACCTGATATTGGCCAGGTAACACTTGCTGTTGCTAGTTCTCCGACGGCACCTGAAAGTGGCTGCCATTCTGAAACTAGCGCATTGAATGCGTACTGTGGATTAGTTGCAGTTGTAGTTCCTGCCACTGGCTTAATTACCATTGCAGCAGAGGTGCCAATTGTTGGATAAACAATTGATTCAAGAAGTCCAGAACCAAAATCCTGGAAAAATTCAATTGTTACTTGATTATCGGCTAATCCTGCAACTCTAGTTCTAGCAGTATTTCCAAAAGATGTTGTATCTACTACATCTAGTGATGTGCTTAAAGTTACTGAACTTACATAACTTGAAAGGTCTTGACTTGCGAAAACAACAGAGGCGTTAGTTAATACTATTCTAGGCATTAGGCAACCGCCTTAGTGATTGCTCCAGAGATCGGCCAAGTAACGGATGCGGTGGCTAGTTCGCCAACTGCGCCTGAGAGAGGCTGCCATTCTGAAACTGTCGCTGAGCATGAATAGGAAGGGTTGGTTGGGCCAACTCCTGATGAAGTTGGTTTTACAACAACTGTTGTATTAGTTCCAATTAGTGGATAAATTGTTTGTTCCACATTTGATGTTGCAAAATCTTGATGAAACTCAAGAGTTATAGAATTATCACCTAAACCAGCAACGCGAGTTCTTGCCGCAGTTGATGAAAACCCTGTTGTGTCCACTACATCATTGGATGTGCTTAAAGTTACGCTTGCGATATGATCAGATAAATCAACTGCATTTATCGTGATCTGCGCATTGGTTAATACTATTCTTGGCATTATTTATCGGCTCCTTCTTGTATTACTGGTTTGATTGTTCCCCCAGTTGCCTTAATGTGGTTACCAGCAATTAGTGCCTCGATGTTGGCTCCTGCATTAAGCAATTCTTTATTACAAACCTCAACCTCTGAGGTAATTACATAAGACATTTTTTCTCCTTATCCGTAAAGCGTTACGCGGTATCTATAAGATAAAAACAAAGCGCCGCCTGATTCATAAGTGCCACCTTCAGCACTAATTACTCTAAGTGTGTTTACTGCCCCACCTAAAGTTCTATCACTTTCAATTGCGGTTTTTATTGAGCCAGCACCTGTTCCTGCAAGAAAAGCATCTAACTTATCTTGAGCAACTCTTTCTGATAGGCGTTGAACAATCACCAGGACATCGCAATTGGCTTGGTCTAAACCTCGCGCATTGTTTAAATCGAAGGTGAAATCTAGTTGCCCAATTATCGCTGCTGGTGGCGTTACTGTATCTGGAATTAAATCATAAACTCTAAGCCCAGTTATTGTTTGTAGGCGAGTTTTTAAACCATCTCTAACATTGCTTGGAATCACTTAGCCAAGCCACCATTC